AGGGCGACAATAGTACCTAATACGGTTCTCGTTGGAACACCGCACCCGATTAGGTCTTTTCACGTGTAAAGGAAATTGGTTGCTGCAGCACCTGAAGAAATTCATAACTGCTCTGCCATATAACTTATGACGAACCCCCCAGTGAAGACTATTGACGAATAGAAACTAACTGGGTTTTTTATTTGCACATTAAATTATAAGCATTATATTTGCCAAAACTAAATTTAATTAAAATGATACCAAAGCACGTATATCTTGACGGAAAAGGTCAAGACAAACTAAAATCTGGCATTAAGCAGTTAGCTGGAGCAGTCAAATCAACCCTTGGTCCATTCGGCAGGAATGTAATCATGGAGTCAGAAAATCATGTAGGCGGCACAACAATTACTAAAGACGGTGTATCAGTAGCCAAGAATATCAACCTGTATGACCCAGTAGAAAACCTTGCTGTAACAATTGTAAAAGAGGCTGCAAACCGAACTGCATCAGTAGCGGGAGACGGACCTCAACCATTGCACGCACTGGTATATACTCCAACTGGACCAAAGCAAATGAAAGATATTACTGTAGGAGAAACAATCCTTGGATCAAACTACAGCCATCAAAAAGTATTAGGAGTTTTTCCTAAAGGCCAGAAAGAAATTTATGAGGTAAAATTCTCAGACGGCACGGTAGTAGAATGTTCTGAGGATCACTTATGGACAGTTACTACCAATTATGGAGTCAAAAAGACATTGACTACTGGAGAGATTATAGAAAAAGGATTATTTAAGATGCAAAAAAATGGAGAAAGACAGTTCAATTTCTACACACAAACATCTTCTTTTAACTTCACATCGGACCTTCCAGAAGATTCGCTAAACCCATATACACTTGGAATATTAATAGGAGACGGTTCTTTAAGCGGAACTGGATCGGTTGAGATTTCAATTGGATTCAAAAAAGAACATGTACTGGACAAATTAGTACTTCCAGAAGGAATCTCATACGTGAAGTCGGTATGTGGCTTAAAAAATTATATAAGAGTTAGATTCGCTGGACAATCGATTGTTAGTGGTAAAACAATGAAGGACTATTTATCAGATCTAGGACTTATGGGAACCAGAAGTGATACTAAGTTCATCCCAAGCGCATACCTATACTCTGGTGTATCCAATAGAATCCAATTATTAGCTGGTCTAACAGATACAGATGGATACAAAAACAGTAGAGATCTAATTGAGATATCTACAACTAGCAAGCAACTTGCGAATGACTATGTGACATTACTAAAGGGACTTGGAGCAAAAATTAATTTCAGAATTCACGACAGATCAAAAGATCCAGATTCGTACTCAGATAAATCAATTTTTAGAATCGTTCAAATAACTGGATATAAGCACGGAGATAAAATGGTATCCATCACTCCAACAGGAAAGTTTACAGAAATGATGTGTATAAAAGTAAGCAATCCAGACTGCCTATACATAACTGACGGATTTATTGCTACACACAATACAACAACTTCAATCGTACTCACAGAGGCTCTTTTAGATGAGTCTGAAAAATTCATAAATCCAAAAACAAACGTCACAGAAGTTATCCGTCATATGAATGACATCAAAGAGGATGTGATCAAATACCTCAGCAAGAAATCAAAAAAAGTTACGGATCGTAATTTGTTGGATGTCGCAACAATCTCCTCAAACAACGACCCAGTACTTGGAAAACTTATTGCTGACATGTTCAAGAAAGTAAAAGTCGTGACAGTCGAGGATTCAAAAACTCCAACGACACATACGGACGTTATCGAAGGACTTAAGTTTGATCGTGGGTATTCATCCGTTGCAATGATCACGAATGAAGAAATGGAAACATGTGAGTTAATCAATCCATATATCCTACTTACAGACATGGAAATCAATAATCTTTCCCACATGGAAAAGATACTTGTCCCAATCATGCAAGCAGACAGGTCTTTACTTATCATCGGACGCATGTCTCCAGCAGCGATCAACACATTCAACTTAAATATCAAAAAAGGCAACATCAAGGGATGCCATGTCGAGCCACCAAATCACGGATACAGACAAAAAGAAATGATGCGCGATTTAGAGGCTGCATTTGACGCTAAATTCTATTCTGAAGAGATAGGAGACGGATTACATTTAATCACGTCAGAAGGGCTAGGAAATGCCGCAAAAGCGATTATATCAAAAGACAGAACAGTTCTATACCGTAAGGACGGGCAAGATGATGAAAAATTGCAACACAGACTTGAAGAGTTAAGAAGTAAACTTACTGGAGAGCTTTCATTATTCGAAAAGAAAGACATCACTGACCGAATTTCAAATATCGATGGTGGAGTTGGTATTATCTACGTTGGGGCCAATTCTCCAGTAGAAGCAAAAGAAAAGAAGGACCGAGCAGACGATGCAGTTCGAGCAGTATCTGCCGCGATGGAAGACGGAATTATTGCTGGAGGTGGTGTCTCATTGTTCAATGCAGCATCCATTATTCCAGTCGATCATTTCGAGCAAAATAAAGATCTATATGCAGCGCGTGAGATTATGTCTCATGCCTTAATGACTCCATTCAAGCAGATCATCATGAATGCAGGTCAAGATCCAAGAGTAATCATGGACGAGATTGAATTCAAGGCAGAAGAAGGATACGGCAAAAATCTTAAGACTGGAAAGTTTGGAAACATGATTAAGATGGGAGTAACAGACCCAACTCTTGTGACCAAATCAGCACTTAACAATGCGGTATCAGTTGCTACAACAATCATTTCTTCAAGTGCAATAATCACAAATATGAGAGCAGATGAAAGCGTTAAATGATTTTATAATTATCAACAAAGTAATCGAGGAACATAAAACCTCTGGAGGATTACTTTTAACTGCTGAAGACACGAAAGAATTACGGTACCAAAGGGGTACTGTAATTTCTTTTGGGCCACTAGTTAAATCAGCTAAAGAAGGTGTTGACATTTACTACGACAAGGTCAATGCCTTTGACGTTAGAATGGACGGAGAGTTATTTACAATGATCAGAGAGCGCGATTTAATAGCGGTGTGTGAATGAATTGGTCAAAGGTAAATAAATCTACCAGCAAGCCTATTATGTGGTGGTATCACAAACTAATGTGTGAGCATGGGTATAATATCGGCAATCTAAATATGTACTACAAGCACTTAAATATCATGTGCACCAAGTATGGCATTAACTTGTACGGGGATCATATACCGTACTAGTAGGAACACGTTGTTTTCGAACTTCTTCATTAAATTTTAAAATCCCCATAGCAAGAATCTTATCTGAGTAGGTTTCTCTTCTGAAGATAGGATTTTTTGCTGGGATTATACAGATCTCTTCTTGGAAGTTTAGATTCTTATACATCTCAGTAAGCATATACCTGCACTTACGAGTAACTTCATAAAGTCTATGTTCACCACCCATCTTGTCTCGGTATAAATGAATCCATCCACCCTCTCTTAATTTCAAGAATCTTTTTCGGTCCCATCCAAAGAAGTTTCCATACTCAACAAATTTGTAGTAGTTAAAAAGTCCTTCAGAATATAAAAATAGCAGCATATCAAGCTCTGGCTCACGAAGCTTATTTCGCCTGCATACAGTCCGTCTAATAATCCTCCAATACTTCAGCACATCAAGACTTGGCTCACGTCTGTAATAGTGCTTCCTAACTATCTGTACTTCGTACTTCTTTTTCTTAACTCTTCTTGCCATTTTCAATTATTTGTACAAATTTCGTAAATTTGCAGGTAAATAGCAATTAATTATATGAATTTTTCAGATAGCGGTACAGTCGGCACATCTCCAGTCGATATAGTGGCATGTGCAAGTAACGCACGAAAGGCTATTTCATGCATAGAATTCAAGAACCCATTAGCATATACAATAACAGTGGATCACTACAATGGAGAATCTGGAACAACAGTAAACATTCATTCATTTATACTTTCTGCTGGAGACAAATTAATAATTGACAATAACATATTTCTAGATCAAAAAGATAAGTTAATAGCTACATCAAGTATTGCTGGCACAACATATTTTGTATCTGGAGAAGAAATTGATCCACTAAGAAGATGACAAAGGTATTAGACAAGTATGGAAATGTAAAGTATTCAAATACTGGCGTTATTTCACAAGTAATAACTGATGGAGTTGTTGATAAAGCACCAAGCGAAGATGCTGTTTTTGATGCGCTTGCATTAAAAGTAAACACAACAGACTTACCATCAAATTTAACGCTATACCCAACAACAGCAGCTAGTGATATTGGCGGATATTCTAAATTAGCTACAACAATAGACGATCCAGACTATGACAGTCCAGCTGTAGATGTCACGACTGGTTCAATCACTGGCACTGGTCAACTTATCGCAAGTCTCGCAACCACATCTGGTCAATTAACTGGAAATCCAGATGTAATTAACATTTCAACAGTTGGTAATATTAGAAAAACAGCAGGCAGTGGATCAGCTCAATTTTATTACGAAGTATATCACCGCACAAGCGGAGGCACCGAAACATTAGTTGCAACATCTGACTTGACTACACTCGTAAGTTCTGCTACATATATAGAATTTAGCGCGTCAGCTCTTTTAAACAATGGTACTTGGCTGTCAACCGATAGAATAGTATTGAAATTTTACGGCTCTAAAGTAGGATTTGGATCAAACCCAACATTTGATTTTCAATTTGGAGGCTCAACACCTGTTAGAACTGTAATGCCAGTTCCAGCATCTGTAATTGTAGATTTACCGATTACAATTGATAGTACGTCAATAAATAATGGGACAGCAAGTACTTTGCTTCGTAATGAAGGCGGAAAAGTTGGTGATACTGATTACACCGTTCCAAAGACTGACGGCACAAGCGGGCAAGTTTTACAAACAAATGGCGCGGGCGTTGTTACGTGGGCAACTATTGCAAGTGGCATAACAATAGGCACAACACCAATAACAAGCGGCACAGACGGGCGTGTATTGTTTCAAGCTGGTGGAGTTGTTCAGCAAGATTCAACATTATTTTGGGACAACACAAACAAGCGTTTAGGCGTGGGCGCAACACCTAGTAGTTCGGTTCGTTTAGATGTTAGAGTGCAAGGTGCGCTTTCAACAGATTTAGCGTTTAGGGTGCGGAATAGTGCTAATACAGATAATCTTTTGAGCGTTTCTGGGAATGGTCAGTCTATTTTAGGAATTAATGCAAGTTCATCACCTACAGTAATTTTAGACCCATCTGGGAGCGTAAGATTATTACTAAGAGGCGGTACAAACAACTCAATAAGTTTAAATAATTCAGCCGCAAACATATTAGAATCCGAAAATCGTGGTTGGGATATTGCAAACGGAACAGGAAACTGCAGGATTAGAACTTCAATGCAATACGCAATACTCAATCAAGGTTCGTTTCAGTTAAACGTAACAGGTGCAAAAACAAGCGGAACAGCTACCAATTCAATTTTAATTGAAAATGGCGTTGCGCCAGTCACAAATATTGCTGATAATTCGTGGATGTATTCAGCCGACATAACAGCAGGAAACGCAGCGCCACATTTTAGAACTGAAAACGGCTCTATCATTAAATTATACCAAGAAACAACAGGAGTTGCAGCGGCTACGCTTGTAAGTGGTGGCGGTACGGCTTTGACAGATACGGACACTTTCGACGGTTATACGCTTAAAAAAATCGTAAAAGCGTTACGAAACAATGGACTTTTAGCTTAATTTTTTAAGCTTAGCAAAAACAAAAACAAAAATATGGGCTTACTTATCAAATCAACAGAAAATCAAAAAATCGTAATTGCAGGAACGGAAATAGAAATGCAAGAAATTTACGGACGTTTAGAGTTTGCAGGACGTGCAGACGGTAAAACGCTTGAAATTGCAGTCACAACGTACGCAAGCAAAGCAGCGTATAAAGGCGGTGCTACGGCTATCACTACAAACGTGCCACAAGTAAACCTAAATGCCGAACTTTTAGAAGGTGAAAAACAAGGGGTTGACGAGGCACACGCATACGCTGTAAAGGCTTTCGTTCAGCTAGGTTTTGAATGTGAAAGCGATTTGGTATGACACCAGAAAAATTTTTAGACCTTGGGTTTTAATTGTTGAACAACCTAAAACACAATGCAAAAGAATGACTTTCAAAATAAATCACTAACTTTGTATTTCAATGCAAATCAGGTTAATTAAAAAGCAAATTGGGCTGGGTGATGCTGTAGAATCTGTATTAAAAATGACAGGCATCCATCAGTTGACCAATCTAATCGTAAATGGAGACACAAAAATACCTTGTGTACCATGTATGGAAAGAAAAGAAAAGTTAAATAAATAATTATGGCATTAGGCAAGACAGCACAGTTTTATAGAGATAATCCAGATGCCCGTAAGAAGCATCAGGAGACATCAAAAAAGGCAGCTGCAAAACCAGAAGCCATTAAGAAACGTACTGAGGCAAATGCAGCAAGAAAGAAATTAGGCATTCCAAAAGGAAGTCCAATTGATGCAAGCCATAAGAAAGACGGAACAATTGTTAAAGAACATCGCAAAACCAATAGAGGTAGAAACGGATCAAATGGAAAGTCTGCCCTTAAATAAGATAAACTATGAACTACAACGACATACTAACGGCTAGAGCTGGATCAAAAGTAATCAATGATGCCACAGAATATGAGGGCACAATCTACAGAATCCAAGTACTTGAAGATACTGTATTCGCATCATTAAAGATTGCTGGAGTGGACGTGAAATCAACATACATTTCAACACCAGCCACAGCAGTAAAAGCAGGAGCTATAATCACTCCAGTAGACATTAATAAGCCATTCTCGGCAGTTGATTTAACTAGCGGATCTATCTGCATAACTCTCGGATAATATGACTGCTCTTAGTGTTATAGAACTATTGAAAAAACATAATCTATTAGGATTTGTTGTTATTGCTGCATTCTATTTTAATACAAGGATGAATTCCTTTGAAGATAGACTAGCAGCATGTCAAGGAGAATTGATTCTAACATACAAGAGCATGTCATCATCAGTTGATATAAATGAAGATATTGTGTATCGCGATATGCAATATGCAGTACTTCCAAATGATCCAGTAGGAAAAATAAAATGGGGTTAAGAAAAGTTATAAGTGATACATTAAAGCCGAAAGGTAGATATGAGCTGAAAAGAATGGCAGCAATATCTGCATTTTTCGCGGCTGTACTTTATGCATTTATTCCTATTTTCAAGCCAGAATTTATAGTTCTTGAGTTTGTATTCTGGGGTTTTGTTACATATTCAGCTGCTGCAATTGGTCTTAATGTCTGGAATAAAAAAATCGAAAAAGAATGAAATTTATAGCATATATACTGATCATACTATCTCTTGCAAGTTGCGATACAGCAAAGCAGGCAATCAAGCACCACAATAAAGCCGAAGCACTTGGATACGTTTATAAATGCGATCCAGTTACAGTCACATTAAGAGACACTATCAAAGGGAAAGATGGTAAGGATTCTATTGTTGAGGTATTTGTAAAAGTACCCTGCCCAAAAGCAGAGCCACCAAAAACACGTTGGGAAATTCGTCATATGGCTAAGGCAGAACGTGATTCAATGAAGCATGTGGAGAATGTATTAAAACTGAAAAACAAGATATTAGAAGACAGTCTTGCTGGACTATTAAAAATCAAGAAAGTTGAAAAGAAAATAGTCAAATCTAACAATAACGCTAAAAAGAAAATTGAGAAGCCATTTCCTTGGGGTGTATTCTTGGTTATTGTCGGCCTACTAATCATACTTATTTTATACTTAATCTACAAATTCAAAAAATAATGAGCTACGACTTTTTAAAGCAGGAGACTGCGCCACAGATATTAGTACAAGCAGTAAAGATGATTGGCGTAAAAGAAATCGCTGGATACAAGCATAATCCAGAGATTTTAAGGTGGGCTAAAGTAACTGGACTTGATAATGTATATAAGGCTGATGAGGTCCCTTGGTGCGGATTAGCTATTGCATACGCAGCTCACATGGCAAAAGTTGATTACCCAAAACAACCATTATGGGCACTAAACTGGGCTAAATACGGCACAGAAGTAAGCGAGCCAATGCTTGGAGATATCCTTACATTTAAACGCGATGGTGGAGGCCATGTAGGCATTTATGTCGGAGAAGATAAAGATTGCTATCACGTCCTTGGAGGAAATCAAGGAAACATAATGTGTGTCACTAGGATATTAAAATCAAGACTTTACAAAGCAAGACGAACAGCATGGAAAGTATCTCAGCCAGCAAGTGTTCGGAAGATAGAATTAAGCGCAAAAGGAGAAATAAGCAAAAACGAAGCATAAAATGATTGAAGACGGAACAAAATTTTTAGGTGTTGACTCATCAGTACCTACACCAGAGAATAGATCATCCCAAGCGAATGGATTATCATCAATGGTAACAATCGAAGAGATTGCAGAGAAAGTTGGAGTTATAAATGGTACTATTGAAACACCTGTAGATAGTGCTAATGTGTCTTATGATAACACTATATCAGGTATTGAGGCGACTAATGTTCAAACCGCTATTGATAAGCTAGCTGAATTATCAGGCGGTTCTCAATACACAGAAACAATCGTTAACATTCCATCTGCTCAGATACTAGCAATGGGAACAACTCCGATTGAATTATTACCTGCTGCTGGGGTTGGAAAGTATTATGATATTGAGAAGGTTATTTTAGAATACACTAATGTTACGACTGCATATAGTTTAGCAATTGATTATTTACAGATAGAGTATAACAACAATACTTATGCTAATTTAAATAAATCAATTATAACACAATCGGACAACGCATTAGATATAATAAAAAACGGACAGGAAAATGATGGAACAAGTGAGGTTAATTTTACTTATGGAAATTCAGGAATGTTGAATCAAAATGTAAGGTTAAAAGTGTATAATTCCTCAACTAACCCAACCCTAGGTGACGGAACACTACGAGTTAAGATTTATCACAAAACAATTACATTTGGAGCTTAATACCACACCTTAATAAGTAATTAATGTCAGACCCTCAGTGCAATCTGAGGGTTTCTTTTTTTTAACTATATTTGCAGTAACTAAATAAAATCAAAATGAAAAAATTATCTGAAAAAGAATTGAGTGAACTTACTCACTTAACTAAGATGCATTCAGAACTTAGAAATAGAGTATCTGAATTAGCACTAGCTAACTTTCGAGCAGTATCACATCTAGAAAGTATTGACCACCAACTAAATGAGAAGCGATCAGCACTAGCCAAGAAATATGGAGAAGGAGCTTCCATTAATATGGAAACAGGCGAAGTCAATGTTAATTCGTAAGATATCAATAGGCACTGATCCTCTTCACTCGATGAATTTTCAAGTGGGAGGATCAGTTCTTTCTAATTCCCATGAGATATCTGAGATTAGAAAGACAGATAACGGATTTGATGTTTGGGTGAAAAACAAGGACCAAGAGATCATTAAGTGGAAGTCAATAATCAATATGCCAGTAATGGTTGAACATTATCTAGAATTCTAATGAGATCTCCGAACTGTTTTATAGCCAAACCAAAGGATGGAGATAGATACAGTAATAAAAAAGATGTTGAAGGAGTAGAATTAATCACCTCAGCATCTAAAGAAGACCATCTATCTACACAACGAATAGCTGTGGTATTAAATACTCCAGTTAATTATTCTGGGCCAGTATCAATTGGCGACGAAATAATTGTGCATCATAATACATTCAGACTTTATAACGACATGAAAGGAAAGGAGCGTAGTTCTTGGTCTTTTATGTTTGGAGACAATTATCTAATCGATCCACTGGAAGTATATGCATACAGACCATCTGGGGGAGATTGGAATGCAATTGCGCCATTCTGTTTTGTTGAGCCAATTCAAAACGATAATTCAGCATCAGAAGTACATACAGCATCAGAAGAAGCATATCTTTTTGGCATCATGGTTTATCCAAATTCAGATCAATCAGACATAAAGTCAGGCACTAAGATCGGATTCATGCCAGACTCTGAGTATGAATTCAATATTGAAGGAAGGAAGTTATATCGAATGAAAACAAATATGATATGTCTGAAAAGCGAAACGAAATACTAGAAGCAGGACTAGTTGCGGTAGATGAATTGATAAAAGTGCTTAGAGATCCAATTATTACTGGAAACTCAGAAGACTTATCTGCTGACAAAATGAAGACTGCTGCAGCTGCAAAAAGACTAGCATTCGAAGATGCAATTGCAATACTTACTAAGATTGAGGACGAACAGCCATCAGCTGATCAGGCAGATATTGCAGCAAAAGCTGCATTAATACCAACATCATTCGCTGAAAACTCAGCCAAAGACCCAAAGAAATAAATGTCACTATACTCTATATTAGATAATGTTTTACCCGCTGGGACCGCCAAAAATAAAGGGTGGGATTATGGGTACAACAAAAAACATGACATCATTGTCATATCTAAGGATGGGACTATAGGGGATATTTACGAAATAAACGGACTTAAAATTGCACTTCCGTCAAAGCCAAAAGACATTCCAAAAGGAATAAATAAGTGGGAGCCAGTAGAATATCCGAAAGAACTAGCAAGACTCAAGACTATATTTGATTGGAACGCACAGCCAAACGAATTCAAGGTAAAGTGGGTAGATTTCATTCAAGACGCATTCGAAAAAAGAGATACTGGAACGTGGTTTATAAACAGAGGTAAGCCAACATACATAACTGGAAGCCATTATATGTATTTACAGTGGTCCAAGATCGATGTTGGACTACCAGATTTTCGTGAATCAAATAGAATCTTTTGGATCTTCTGGGAGGCGTGTAAGGCAGACGACAGATGCTTTGGTATGTGCTATCTTAAAAACAGACGTTCTGGATTCTCATTCATGTCTTCATCTGAAATTGTCAATCAAGGCACATTATCAAAAGACGCAAAACTCGGTATCCTATCCAAGACTGGAGCCGATGCAAAAGAAATGTTTACTGGCAAGGTGGTCCCAATTCAGAGACACTATCCGTTCTTCTTTAAGCCTATACAAGATGGTATGGACAATCCAAAGACTGAGCTTTCATTCCGAATCCCAGCCAAAAAGATTACCAAAAAGAATATGTCTGAGAATGATGCAGATGAGATCACTGGGCTTGACACAACTATAGATTGGCAGAATACAGCAGACAACTCATATGATGGTCAAAAGCTACTCACATTGGTTCATGACGAATGCTATGATCCAGAAACTCTAGTCTTGACAGAAGGAATGGTATTTAAGAAGATTAAAGACATAAACATAGGAGACAGAGTAATAGTAGAAGGCGGAGCACTTAAGAATGTTGTTAAGAAAACATCTGGAATAACAGATAGATATCTAGTGTCTCAACCATACGGAGAAGACTATATAGTAACTGAAAATCACAGACTTGTACTAAACCAATACTTTGTTAGCGGTCATAAGGAAGTGATAATGACACCAAAAGAATACGTAGAAAGTTCAAATTTCAAGAAAAAGCATTTAACTAGAGTAACGTCAAAAGGAATTGAATCAAATGATGTATTTGAAGGAATTCCACCGTACCTACTAGGACTATGGCTTGGAGACGGTAGAAGTGATGCATTTACAATAATAGTAAATACAGGAGAAGAGCCAGAAATACTATCTTATCTAGGTAGAATGAGCCAGTTCCATAATATTCCATTCAAAATAATAAAGCCTAAATGCGAAAAAGTAATTGAGTTTAAATTCTTAGGCATAAATGACGAGCTAAGAAAGCTGAAAGTATGGAAGAATAAGCATATACCTGATAGCTATATGCAATCTTCTATAGAAACGAGATTACAGGTCTTAGCTGGACTCATTGATACAGATGGGTATTCAGATAAAAAAAAGAACTGTATTGAAATAGGAATGAGCAGAAAAGATCTTGTGTATCAAATAAGAACTTTAGCATTATCTTGTGGGATAAGTTGCAGCAATGTAAAACATAGAAAAACAAACTTAAATACTGACGCTTGGAGAATAGCTCTTTCTGGAGATTTATCTAGAATCCCTATACTTACAGAAAAGAAATCATTTAATGGATATTCTCCACAAACAACAGGAAGAAGAAACAAGGTTGACGTATCATACATAGGTAAAGGAGATTATGTAGGAATACAAGTAGATGGAGAAAACGACAACGAAAGAAAACTGATTTTATCTGACTTTACAGTAAGTTTAAATAGTGGAAAATGGCTCGCACCAAACAACATAAAGAATAACTGGCGTGTAACAAAGACATGTTTGCGACTTGGATCTAGAATCATCGGTAAGTGTATAATGGGGTCAACTGTTAATGCACTAGCTAAGGGTGGGCAGAATTTCAAAGATCTTTATTATGATTCAGATCCATCCAAAAGAGATAAAAACGGTCAAACAAAAAGCGGACTGTACTCTCTATTTATCCCAATGGATTACAACTATGAAGGATTCATAGATGAATACGGTCATGCAGTCATTGAAGATCCAGTGAAGCCAATCATGGGCATTGACGGCAGAATGATCGAGATTGGAGTTGTTACATACTGGAATAACGAGATTGAAGCATTAAAATCGGACCCAGATGCATTAAATGAGCAATACAGACAATACCCAAGAACCGAGTCTCACGCGTTCAGAGATGAGTCAAAGGCATCAATCTATAACTTAACAAAGATATATCAGCAGATCGACAGTAATGAAGGTCTAATGCGAGACAGAGTACTTACGCGAGGTTATTTTTCATGGAGAGGTGGAGTACAGGATTCTGAGGTTATCTGGACTCCAGATCCAAGAGGCAGATTTTTAGTATCTTGGATTCCGCCAAAAGATATGCAGAATAGGTTTATCATGAAGGAAGGTAAAAAGCATCCAGCAAATGAAGACTTAGGTGCCTTTGGATGTGACCCGTATGATATTTCTGGTGTAGTAGGAGGAGGTGGATCAAATGGTGCGCTTCACGGACTTACTGCATACAACATGGACCCATCGGTCCCATCTAACTTTTTCTTCCTTGAATATATCGCGCGTCCAGCAACTGCAGAGATATTTTTTGAGGACGTACTCATGGCCTGTCATTTCTACGGCATGCCAATACTTGCAGAAAATAATAAGGCAAGACTTTTATATCACTTCAAAAACAGAGGATACAGAAAGTATTCAATCAATCGTCCAGACAAGCCGTTCGAAAAGCTATCTCCAACAGAGAAAGAACTAGGTGGTGTACCTAACTCGTCGGAAGACATGATTCAAACTCATGCCGCTGGTATTGGATCATACATTGAACAGTATGTTGGATACGACACAGAAGGCGAATACAGAAGTCCAGAATTTTGTGGGGAAATGTATTTCAACAAGACACTAGAAGACTGGGCCAAATTCACTCCATCCAACAGAACCAAGCATGATGCATCCATTTCATCTGGACTTGCAATCATGGCGGTTAGACGACACAGCTTTAGACCTCAAACTAAAAAGTCGAAAATTTCCATTAACTTTGTAAAATACAACAATAATGGTCACAATAGCGAGATAATTAAATGAAGCCAGAAATCATACTAACTCCCCAGTCATTCCCAAGTAGCGACATATCAGAGAGTCAAAAAGATACACCTGAGTTCGGATTACGAATCGGACAAGCTATTCAGCATGAATGGTTTAACAAGGACGGAGGTAGCTGTAGATATTACAGTCAGAGAGCTGAGTTTCACAGATTAAGACTTTACGCTAGAGGGAATCAACCGATAGGTAAATATAAGAAGGAAATGTCCGTTGACGGAGACTTGTCTTATATGAACCTAAACTGGGATGTCGTACCGATTATCCCGAAGTTTGTTGACATTGTTGTAAATGGAATGTCCGAAAGAGGTTACAAGATCAAGGCAACAGCTCAAGATTCAACCTCAGCAGAAAAGAAAAACCTCTTCCAAGATATGGTTGAGGCAGACATGGTTGCTAAGGAATTCTTACTTCAAACTCAACAGCAATTCGGCATCAATGCATTTAATGTAGATCCAAAAGAACTACCACAAAGCGATGATGAGATGTCGCTATACATGGAGCTTAAGTACAAGCCATCCATTGAAATTGCAGAAGAAATCGCTCTTGATACCGTACTTGAGTTAAATGACTTCAAACTTATACAGTCTCAGATCGACAAAGATCAAGTAGAGATTGGAGTATCTTTTGTAAGTCATGACTTCCAGAAAGGAAATGGAGTTGTTGTGACGTATGAAGATCCAGCTAAAATGGTATGGAGTTATACAGAGAAGCCAGATTTTTCTGATTGCTTCTATTTTGGCAAGGTTGATACAGTCCATTACACAGAACTATTAAAAATCAAGCCAGACTTGACTCCTGATCGATTAAAAGAATTGAAATCATACGGAACGTCATGGCTAAGTGCATACCCAGAAGTAAGTAAATATCAAGATGATATCTTCTCGAAAGATACAGTTACATTGCTTTATTTCAACTATCTTATGGACAAGAGATTTGTCTACAAGAACAAGAAGACAAAGATTGGAGGAAATAAAATAATCAAGAAGGACTCAAGTTTCTCACCAGAGGAAAACGAAAACTTTGAGGTTATTGATATATTGAAGCCAGTTTGGTATACTGGGATCATGGTTGCAGGTACAAATGAGATCCTTAAGTGGGAGATGTCTACCAATATGGTACGACCTAAATCCCCATCTAATCGACCTCTTCCAAACTTTATCGGATTTGCACCAAGAATGTACAAAGGAAATATCGACTCTTTAGTTAAGAGAATGATTCCTTTTGCCGATAGCATCCAATTGGATCACTTGAAGCTACAACAAATTAAAGCTAGAATTGTTCCAGATGGTGTATTTATTGATGCTGACGGTATTAATGAGGTAGATTTAGGAAGTGGAGCCGCATACAATCCAGAGGACGCATTGAAGCTATACTTTCAGACTGGATCGGTAGTTGGTAGATCTTACACTGAAGAAGGTGGATTTAATAACGGACGCGTACCAATTCAAGAATTAAATAGTAGCGGAGGACAAAGTAAGATACAAGGTCTTATCGCCTCAT